CGATCAACTTCATGATCGTCCATCCCTCCGCCGCAGCGGCCATCCAGCGCCATCGCAAGCTGCGCTACTTCGCGCCCGACACCAACCAGGAGAAGGACGCCCACAAGTGGCAGCTGCGCCTGTTCCACGACCTGCTCGTCTACGAGCAGCAGAAGGGCAAGATCTATGCCCATATCGCGGCGGCGTAAGCATGGCGGGCACCAAGCCGACATATAGCTTCTACTCCGAGCAGTACGGTGGCAAACTCGACGAGGGCGGCTTCGACGCCGCCCTCCCCCATGCCGTCTCCTACGTACGCAAGCGAATCTGGCCAAACTCCCCAGAAGAGGACATGGACGCGTACATGCGTGCCGTGTGCGCAGCCTGCGACGTAGATGCCGCCTATGGCTTCACAGGAGGGGCGGGCAGCCTCGCGTCGGTAACCACTGGCACAGTGAACATGAGCTTCGGCGGGAACGGCGGCGGCTCCTCATGGGAGGCCGACATGGCGCGCGCAGCAGACGGTGAGCTGGTCGGAAGCGGCCTGCTATTCATGGGGATGGGGTGAGCCGAGTGCGAATACCCCCAATACCGGCATTCATGAGACAGGAGCGAGTCGAGCTTGAACGGCAGACTGATGATGGCTTCGGTGAGCCCGTGGCCATCCCACGGTGCCGCATAGACCGCAGCGCAGCACTGTCACCAACCGACTACCAGATGACATCCGGGTGCTCCGCCCGTGTCTTCATAGACGCGACGGAGTACCAGGGAGAGGTCATGGAAGGAGACCTGATCGCATTCGACGGCGAGAAACACGCCGTGGCGAGCGTGCAGAGGTGCGACCACCCTGACGGCACACCGCACCACTGGGAGGTGGACGTGCAGTGAGCAAGGCGGCGGCATGCAACATCAAGATCGACCTGTCAGGAATCGAGCGCAGGTTCAGCCCGGAACAGCTCAAGGCGAAGCAGGAGGCGTTCGCAGAGCGCGTGGCGTTCGAGATGCGCGACTACGTTCCGAGGGACGAGGGAACGCTGCAGGACTCGGAGGCTCTTGCGAGCGACTACGAAACCGGGAACATCGAGTGGAACACGCCGTACGCCCAGCGCGTCCACGACCTGCCGCAGGGCAGCATCCGCAAGACAAAGAACCCGAACGCGCGCTCACACTGGCCCGAGGAGGCCAAGAATGAGCGCATGAGCGCGTGGGAAGAGTTCGCCCATAGGCTCATGGAGGAGAAATGACCGAGACCATAGACATCTGCAGCAAGGCGGTCGAAGCACTCAAGGCCGCAGGAATGGACGGTGTGCTGGGACAGCGCATCGACCGGATAACCGGCAAGGACGGAGTTGTGGTCCGCATGATGCCTCCCAGGACGGTCGCCACGTACTTCGACGGCTCGCGGAGAGTCAACTGCACCCTGCAGGTCATCTCTAAGAACCTCGACCCCATCGTGGCCATGTCGGAATGCGAGCGCGCGTCCGACATCCTGCGCGCCGCAGACCTGTCGAGCGGAAACGGCTCGTACGAGGTCGCGGCTCCTGCGGAGCCCGACGGCGACATTGAGGAGATAAAGGTGGGAACCGACAGGAGGCACGTTTGGGCTGCTCGCCTAGTAGTGCAGATCATCAGACAGTAACGAAGGAGGCCATAGATGGCAAAGAGCGACCTGGGCTTCGCACGCAACTACGCGAACGCCCTTGAGATCAACATCACCCCCGGCGCGGATGGCCCAACGTGGGCAATCCTCTCCCGAGGCATCACGAGCATCACGCCGTCGCCAAACGAGAGCACCGAGGACAAGGACTACTACGACGGGTACGGAACGCCCACCACGGACGTTACGAGCACCCAGATTCAGTACGAGGTAGAGGGAGACCGATGCTACGGAGACCCCGCGCAAGACTTCATCTCCTCCTGCGCACTCCTCACCGGTGAGGGGCGCAAGACCGACTTCCGCCACACCGCCGCGAACGGCGACATCATCGAGGGCGGATGCACGCTGCTCAACCTCACTCCGAACAGCGGCCAGGGAGAGGCTTCCGGGCTCGGAGCGTTCGCATGCACCATCGCGACGGCGGGCTCCCCGAAGTTCACGAAAGCGAACAAGCTCAAGCTGCCGGAGAGCATTACGGCAGAGGACATCGATGTGACGGTAGACGCCACAAAGAAGATCGAGGCGTCCGTAACGCCGGAAGAAGCGAACCCGAAATGCTTCTACGCATCCGGCAACACGGACATCGCGACCGTTGACAGCGACGGAAACGTGAAGGGCATCGCAGAGGGCGAGACCACCGTCACCGTGCGAGCGGCATCGAAGCCGTCCGTGATGAAGAGCGTGAAGGTCACGGTCGGGCCTAAGTCGGCGTAAGCGACACGTTTCATAACCTCCGAATCACGGGGGC